GTTGACAGTTGAAAGCGCGTTGTTTGCAGTCGTGTTAGCCGTGTTTGCTGAGGTGACAGCAGCCGACGCATTTGTTGAGGCAGTGTTACTTGTAGAAACGGCGGCAGCACTATCAGTAATAGCGGTTTGGCTATTTGACAAAGCTGTGGCCGAATCAGTGATCGCAGATTGTGAATTAGTAAGCGCAGTTGAGGCTGTTGCGTTACTTTGATTTGCCGTTGTTACGGCTGCCGAAGCATTTGCACTTGCTGTATTTGATGTATTGATTGCATAAGCCAAACCCTGTGGGTTGTTACCTACACCATCACCAGCTGGATTAGTACCATCATGAACGTAAGTATTAACCAGGTTACTACTTGATGTTGCAGTAGTGACGGCACTTGAGCTTGCTGCAGAGGCTGCATTTGCAGTGGCAATGGCTCCATTTGCTGTTTGAATTGCAGAAGCACTATCTGTAGCGGCTTGGGCAGCATCGGCGGCGGCTGCAGCACTACTGGTAGCGGCGGCAGAGGCAGAGGCTTGAGCGGCGGCAGAATCGATGGTGGCTTGCTGCGCTGTTGCAAGAGCACTGGCCGATGAGGCGGCGGAAGCCGTAGCTTGAGCGGTTGCAGTTGCGGCTGAGGCAGCGGCTGCCGTGGCGTTTGAGTTTGATCCTACGGCAGAAATCTCAGCGGCTTCGGCTTTTGTCTCAGCTGCTGCAGCGACGTTCTGTGATTCCTGTGAAATGTACAGGGACTGAGTAAAGTTGTCATTCAGATCCCTAGAACGGATCGCAGATCCTGCAAAAAATGCTGCTTTAGTGACACTAGAGTCAGTATCTCTAAAGATGCGAATTGCTGCACCCGTGGCAGGTGCAGTCGTAATCTGAATGGTTGTAGCGTTGGCGAAAGAATATGCAGTTGTAGCCGTACCGTCAATAGTTACGTTGACGTCGGCCTCATCAATATAGGGGAATGTAAAAGAAAAAAGGGACGTAGAACCGTCCCCTGTGTATGTATTTTGAGTTGTCGCCATTTTGACTACTGTTGATAGAACTCTCTAAGACCACCCATTTGGAGATCTTGATATGCAGTTAGTGCTTGCTGTAGTTCTGGATATTTTTGTTTCATAGCAGCCATAGCCTCATCAGCAGCTACTGTGATTGTGTTGTGTACGGATTTATAAAAATCCATGCCATTTTTGTTGAGGCGTTCACCCTTGCTAAGAGCATTTTTGAAGGCTTTTACATCATTTTGCCACCAAGTAGATGTGACAATCCCTTTTAATCTCTTGTGCAAAGCACCACTTCCCATGTGTTGTTGAAGGAAACTGATGTGTTCTGGTTTCAACTCAACACCTGATTTCCCTAACTCTTCAACAATTTTGTCAGAGTTGTATTCAATGTCAAACAACGCTTGCTTGACAACGTCTTGGTTTTTTACATTGACTTTAATAGGTAACAACGCATTGATACCAGTGTTCATTGCACCAACAGGTTCGCCAGTGATGAAGTCATAGGAGGTTGCGCGGTCACTAAAGGGGATACCAATCAAGGACGTGTAAAGAGTTCGGTCCCACTGCTCGTCAAATTCCTGCATATAAGGAGTAACCATATTCACTAGCATTCGACGTGCGCCAGCAAATGGGATAAGGTTATTTCCAGCATCTAGTCCAGTTTTTACTAGACCTTTGGCTCGACCTTGTGGAGAAAGCAACCGTGCCATATCTTTGAAACCAGCAAAGAATGTACGATCAGTTACGTTCACAGCAAGAGATTGTGCCAAGTAACCAACAAACCACATAGCCCGGTCTTCTTTCATTTCACCATTAGCGACTGCATAATGGATGTCTGCAACAGCTGAAAGAATCGGACCAAACGGTTCTAAGCGGTCTAGTGAAATAAAAACATTTCCGAACTTAAGAGAGCGGGGTTGATTTTGTTCCAACCAACGTTTTTTGGCAACAGGGTCTTGGGGACCGTTGCCAACCAACATCCCATTGTGGGCCATGACACCAGCGGCAGCAATGAAGCCTGCACCTAAACGTTGGCGTCCTTTAATAATTGCTTTTTCATAAGAGCTGACATTTGGGTCAGCTAGTTTGCCTTCCCACTTTGCAAGTTTGCCACCCAATACAGGAACATAGCTTGCGGTATAGAAGGCAACATTATGAGCTGTTCGAACAAAGGGGAAAAACACACGCAATGGTGGGAAGGATTCAACCCAATCACCAAAGTTTTTAGCCATACCTTCGAGGTCTTGCTGGAAAGTAACTTCCTTAGCAATACGTTCTAGTTCACGGTTAAGAGTCGCCCCAGAGGTAGTGAAGTTGAGCTTCTGATTCTTCTTAAGGAGTTGCTCAAAAATGGCTTGGGTGTCAGAGCCGTGCATGTCAATGGCTTCTTCCATCATCATGCGTTTGTATTCCATACGTTGAATTGCTGCTTTGAAGAACTCGTCAGCAGTTGTCAACATACGAGAAGGCAAAGCCATGCCAGGCATGTTTGCAACAGCCTCAATGCCTCGCAGAATGGTCACACCTGTTTGCAGGCCAATATCACCACTATCAGCAGCTTTAAGTTCCAACTCATCCAGGGCTAGTGAAGCCTCACCAGTAGAAACATCAATTCCTTTTACATCGGTACCTAACTCATGCCATTTAGCACCAGCTAACTTCATTGCATCGTCGAGAGTCTCAGTCAATGCGTAGAAGCTTGCAGCAGCAGCTTTACGTGCACGAAGATCGCCACCAACTTGTGCAGCTAATGGGCGGAGAACAACAGCGACAGCGTTGGATACAGTGTTAACAATATGAGTTGCTGGACTTGAGAGCATGGAGTTATACATGATCTTCAACCCATATTTAGTAGTGATTTCGCCTAAGGTAGAAATACCTTGTGCGAGTCGATAAGGCTGATCACCCATCAATTGCAACTGGGAAGCAATTTGACGTGAAGTCCGCTTAGCTTTCGGGTCACCTTTTTCAAGACCATCGATCATTTTGTCGATCATCTTTTCACTGTTGTCGAATGCCTTTGCAATATCATTGGCATCGACGGGTTCCATGCTAAGAATCCCTGTTCGCTTTGTGCCAAACTCAGCAGGCAGATCAATACCACCAGCACTAAGACGTTTGGAGTTCAGGTTTGCAGAAACCTTGTACTCACGCATAAACGCTTTCAAAGTTGCCGCTACATCTTTCATGTGCTCTAGGTTGTCGAAACCCAGATCATCTGCTTTTTTAGAGTTTTGGACAGCAGTTGCTAGACGATGACTAAGCTCACGCATAATCAATCGGCTTTGCACGATGCCGGGACGAGAAAGAAAGCCTTCTTTGTTCAGGTCAAGATCTTTGACGTTTGCTGCTAAGAAGTTGTAATCCTCGCCAAGACCATCCATCGCAGCTTGTACAACCTCATCTTCGGTCATCTGAGCTTCAGCTGCTAGCTCTTTAACCTCAATTTGGTTGTCGTCGCGGAACTCTTTGAGAAGTTCTTCAGTTCGACTAGGACCAGCTTCACCCAGGCGACGAACCTGAGCATTGGTGAGCATCCTTTCGGATCCACCTTGTGAAGACAGTTCCTTATCAGCTTTAATTGATTGAGCAGCTGCTTTCTGTGCGGGGACTGTGGTTGCTTGCACCGGTCGGCTAGACAATGCCTTTAGGTGCTCACCCTTAGATTTTTTGAGTTGATCAAGTCCACCAGTGGGAATGTATTCAAAATTTTCTAGGTTGAATACACCTTCCTGATCAAACAGGCGGCCAAGCTGTGTTGCTTCATCAACGTTTTTGATTTGACGGGCAAGCTCAATGACAGGCTTTTTCGTGATGGGTGAGATAAATGCACCGAGGTACACATCATCACGGGTCAGCAAATCATAGTTAGCAGCAATAAAATCGCCGATTGAGTCTCTGTCAAAAGCTTCGACAGACACACCATCAATGGCCACAAAGGTACCATCGGTTGGTGTTTCACCTGTGAAAGGATGGACAGACAAGCCAGCATCTGGATCTGTGGGGTCCAGATCTGCGATCTGTTTCATCGCATTTGGGTGAAACTCGGGAGCTTCAATTTGCCGAGAGCCAGGGATGAACAGGTCAGGCCGGACGTTTGCAACATCATCCCAAGTCGAAGGAATACCAGCATCCTCAAGACTTTTTAGAACAGTTGTTTGTGCTGATGCACCTGCAAACTTTTCGTATTCTTCGATGTAGGTGAGACGCTTGTTCTTGGGACCTTGCTCCCTAAGTTTTTCGTAAGCACCTTGTAGTGCAGCGTTTTGGCGGTCAGCTTGCGAGGCATTGGCTGGCAACTGGGCAGCTCGTCTAGCGCCACTCAGGAACGCCCCGACAGCACCCACAGGGAAACCGAGCAATGAACCTTCAAAGCCTGTTTTGAGTGCAGCTTCGAAGGGGTTGTCATCCTCATCAACAGCAAGTGCAGACAGCCAAGTGGGGTACCACTCAGGTGCATGATCTTGGATCAGGTTTGACAGGTTGCCTTCACCAGAGGCAGCCATGACCATGTCAGCTGCAACACCTTCGAGAGCTTCTTTTCCAGCTGCAGCCAGAACACCTTTAGCTCCAGCTTGCTTGACACCAGTAGCAAAGAGCTGGCTAATGGCTTTACCACCGCCAGTTGCATAGAACGTAAGGGCAAACTCACCAAAGCCTTGGGCAATTTTGCCGGCTCCAGTTTGTGCGCCTAGTTCATCCTTGCCAAGGTTCCAGCTAGCCCAGTTGTACTGGTTGGAAAAGGGGTCATCCTTTGGGTCATAACCAACAATGTTGGCTTTAGATGCCAGTGTTTTGGTGAAGTCACCGATCAGTTCTGAGGCTTCTGCAACGGACTCAGCAGCTCCTAAAACGGAACCGGCCATGACACGGTCGCTTTCGGACATATCCTCAAGCTTTGGACCCACATCGAGGCCACGGTCTCTAGTCAGTTCTTCTGGGAGTAGATCTAGGCCTTGCTGTACAAGACCCTGCAGGGCACCGACAACGTTTCGTTCGTCACCACCTTTACCGGCTGCACGCTCGGCATCTCGTTCTTCAGAACGTTCTTCGCTGATACCACCAAGAGCAGCGTCCATAACGCCACCAATGGCATCAAACATCTGACCCATGCCTTCGCGGGTTGAATCAGATGCCTGTTGTGCAGCACCAGGAATGTCGCCTAAGGGGTTTTGAAAAACCTCGGATTGTGTGCGAGGTGTTTCTTCTGGGTCAGGCGTTTCTGCTGCTTCGATTTCAGCTTGCTGTGCAGCTTGTTCTTGCTGTTGACGTAGAAGGTCTTGTAGTAAATCTTGCTGACGTTGATGTTCAGCTTGTTCGTCAGGTGAGTATTGAAAGTCGTTCTCTAGGGGATCCATTTAATAACGTGGGTAAGACCCTCCCCGTAGAGAGGGTTATAAATTTGTGCTTCCCCACCGGATCAGAGCATCTGCATCTTTCCAGCGGTCTCCTGTGTATTTTCTATTCCACTTAATGTATTCCCAAGTTGCAGCCTGAAGATCTAAAGGGTTTGCATTTTCATTTGTGAAAACTAAATACTGTGGATTATAAGAAGTTTTCAGTTCATGCAAAATGTATTTCAGTTGCTCTATTTCACTTACCTCATTTATAGGTTTACCGAAATAGGCTTCAATACGCCCAAGCCTTGCAGGATTACCAGGGAATGCGGCCCATGAAAGGAGGCCACCATTAGATGTGGAATCATCACCAGGAACATTAACTCTCCATTTTTTTCTATTGCCGTCCCAAGAGCTTTCATGCTTAATAGCAGAGGAGAGATAGGCTGCGCCCCGTAGAGGCAGGCCTAAGGACATAAGAACTTTTGTGCCTTGCTTAGCATCTAAGATGTTTCCACTTTCAGGCACAACAGACTGTACTTCAGACGGGTCAATACGGCTAAGAGGTGGCAAACCGTATAAGTATCGCTGGCCTTCAATAAAGTCCCGTGGTGTCATACCAAGAGACTTTGCCCAGTCTCGGGTACGCTGTGAAACCTGTTCACCACTAAGAGTCTTGCGAGAGTCAGAAACTACAAGTGATTCCGCAATGATGTGATCGACGACAGGGTCAAACTGAGCTGCACTAATACCACCTTTGACAATGGCATCCTGAGCAGTAAGGCCAGTTACATTTTGAACACCAGGTGAAACAGTAAACTTGTCAAGAATAGGACCGTAGCTTTCGTCTTCCCCAAACTTGTAGGTTTGGTTGCCAGTGAAAGTGATTTGATATTTTGGATTCTTCATGAGGTATGCAGCCTCACGATTTACGATTTTTTCAAACTCTTCAGACTCAATTTCTAGATCAGGGTTAGTCCTAAGAATTGGAGCTAGACGCCGGCCAAGTTCAATGTCAAATCGCTTACCAATTTGCCTAATCTTTGTCTTGGTTTCGGCTGGAAGATTTAGTGATAGATCACCGAAGGGTTTACCATCGCTGTCAACAATACTTTCTTGAATAATGCGAGACGGTTTGTAGAACTCAATGCCCTCATCAATTTTTTTCTTAGATTGAGCGTCAGGCAAACGCTTGCTATAGTTTCTGAAGAACTCGTCCGATATAATTCCTTGGCTATTAAAATTACGGAGATCAGAAAGAGAAGGCTCATTGGCAGTACCAAATCGCCGGAGCAAATCTATTTCTACATCCTTGCTGTAGTTGTAACCGTGTTTAACAAGAGAGTCAGCTAGTCGGACGGATTCTCTTGTGTTGAGGCTACGCAACGTTGCTTCGAGTTGCTGAAGCATTTGCGGTGTACGTTCCTCAGCAGCCCAGTAACGTTCGTAAGCTTGTTCGGCTTTGATGTTGCGATCGGTTTTGTCGTTTCTGAAAATCGTTCGCTGTTTGTCCTGGGCAGCGAGGATCTGTTTGTCGATGTATGAACCGAACTCAGAACCGAGAGTAATGTTAGGGGTATCAGGATTGGGTGCATGACCTTTCAGTTTTGCTAAACCAGCTGCATCACCTTTTTCTACAAGCTCCTTCGATACTTTTACCAAAGTGCTATAAGTAGATGTGCGGCCTTGTATTCCACCAAAATTGCTTAAAGTGTTTTCTGTGTTAGCTGTATCAAAAGCTTGCCCATATTGCGCGGGTGCTGAGTGAACACTAAGACCAGCAAATGCTGTGGCGATGTTTTGATCAGCTTTAGCGGTACGGGCTGCTGCAATCTCAGTGGCAGCTTTGGTTGCAATGGAGTTGAGAATGCCGGTCGCAACATCAACGGCATATTGCGAAAAGTTGTTAGCAACAAATTCCGGATCACTCAGAGCCATCTGAGTCAAGCCTGTTTTATCAGCAAACTTGCCCATGATGTTTTGAATGTCCTGCATACCTTGCGCACCAGGACGAATCAAACCCCTCGCTGCAGCTTCCTCCAGCAAAGGTTTGAGCATCATTTTGCCTGCTAAAACATCACCACGTCCATCAGGGAGTTGGTTCCAAAGAGCAAGAGATTCAATTTGCTCTGCCTGATAACTTGAAAAAGCAGAACCTTCCTGACGTGTTTCCTGAGCAATCTTGCCGAGTTCAACAACCTCAGCCTTCATACCTTCCTGCCAAGGCTGAGTTTGTGCCTTAGGTTCAGGAGCAGTCGGATCTAGTGGAAGAGTTGATACTTCTGATTGATCAGGAGCACTGGGAGTGCTGAAAAGGTTGCCTAAGCCAGCTTTATTGAGTGCCGCAATGCGCTGTTCTCTTTGCTTCTTTTCTAGCTCAGCTTCCTCTGCGGCTTGAATCTGTTGATCATATTGAAGATATGAACCAGCAAAGCTAAGCATGCCCTGAATGGCATTGCCAATAACTTGACGCCTTGCATTACTTACAGAATGCTTAGCAGTGAGATAAGAAGACTCCAGGGACATTAAACCCTGTTGATGAAATTGATCTTGCTTAAGTATTTGCTGATCAAACAGTTGAGTTCTTGCTAAATCATCTTGTTCAACGTTTTGTTCAACAGCCATCTGGCCACGATCAGCCTGCTGTTGTGCCTGAATTTGTGCATTCTCTCTAGCTTGCTCACGTTGCAAGTCGGCTGCCATAGCCTTACCATCTTGCAAAATGGCATTCTTGTATTGCTTGATTCGACGTTCGTCGTTTGCTGCCTGCTGAGGATTAAATTTGATAGATGCGGCAGAACCCTTGTAGGTAACTTCGGCGGGTTTTCCTTTGTAAATGCGTGCCATTAAGCTGTACCGAAGGCAGATTGTGAATAGGGATCGACGAAGGTAGGAGCATCAGGATAATCCGGCATAAATGGTTCTGATGGTTCCATAATCCGGTTATTCTCTGCTCGTTGATTGGCACCCAATGCTTGCAAGTAACCTTGATCCATAGAGATCAATGCTTGCTGCATAGTGCTATTCATAGTGGCATCAGCTTGAGCTTGAGCAAATCCTGCTTGACGCTCAACATCATTGAGCAACAAACCAACAGACTGGCCAGACCTTCCCGATGCAAGAATTGTGCCTTTAGCTCCGATAGATTTAGCGAGAGCTGTTTGCGAGGCGAATGCTGCTTTCTTTTTAGCTTCGCTTAATTTCGCCTGTTCTTGAATATAGATTTTGTTTGCAGCTTCATTATTGAAGCGGATCTGCTGTTCAGTATTTTCTAAAGAACGCTGAGCATTCAACCGATCAGAAATATACTTAGCCTGAATCAGTTCGCGCTCCTGCTCAATTTGACGGCGCTGCTGTTTATACTGGTTCGCCAGGTTGTTGTTTGTTTGTTGTACTTGTAAGTTGTACTGATCTTGCTGCTGTTTCTGTGACAAGATCATGCTTTGCCGCTGCTGATTCTGTGCTTGAATCATTTGCTGGCGTTGCATATCTTGGTTGCGAATCTGCTGCTGCGCTTGCATATTCAAGCTTGCTTGCGCTTGAGATGCCTGAGCCTGGGCACTGGCGATGCCGATAGCTGTAGCGCTAACAAGACTGGCAGCACTAATCGCGAGAGTGGCAGTTGCCACTTGTGCTGCTGTTAAACCTGCTGCGGGTAGGCACATAGTTTTACAATTTCAAAGTAGGGGAGCAGTTCAGGCCCCATGGGTACTGTTCTTAGAGCCTTAAAACCCAAGTGTTTCAAGAGTTTGTGATGTACGTGGTTCCTGGCGTCAGCTAGGTTCCACAGCAATTGATAATGCTGCTCAACTTCTTTGAGCCACGCCTTAGCACCCCGTACAAATGTGATGGGTTTAGTTGTAATAAGAGGAGTGCAAAGCATCCAAATCTGGCCTTCTGTGGGGCTTAAACGAACGACACCAGCCATGCCTGCAGGTGAACCATCTACATCATGAAAATAGGTAGCATGTTCACTTATCAGGACACCGAAGGGGGCATGAAGTAGTGGATACCCCATGCCTTCAACTTCAGCTTTATCTTCTGGTCGCATGTCCTTAAGCACCCGCAAAGCATCACCAAAGGATGCTGGGCGGTGGTAAGTCATGTAAGTATGGAAATACCGCGATTGTTGTAGTGACCTTCCCAGCGGTAGCTGGTGATCGATGCGGGTAGTGGATCGGGTGTTTTAATAGTTAGCTCAGCAAAGTCACCACGGCAATAGACGGGAACCTGTTTGCTTGTGATTTCGTCGATTGCTGCAGAGTTAGCGAGATAGATGTCGGCAGTTGTTACATCGAGGTCAACAGTCTTAACCTCATAGCCTTTACGATCAATATCAACAGTGTATCGTCCTGAATAATACAAATCAAGGTAGACATTCTCAACCATAGGAATGTTCTTACGGTCTGCCCTTTTGTCTTGTGTGACAAAGAAGTTAGGCAGAACAACCTTCATCGTGTAGTCGATACCAAGAATGAAATCTTGATCGGCAATAGTTGTATCAATGGTGATAAATTTACCAGTAGAGTCAGACTCGATCTCAGGGCTTCGGTACAAAGTACTGTCACCATTTTCAGTCAAAATGACTGTGGGCTGCATTTCATCAACATAGGCTCCAGCTGGGAACCGGACAATGCTCTTACCAGTGACAGAAGAGGCGGCAACCGTAGTCTGAGTTTTGAGGAGACTGTGATCGAGACGAGGAGCAAACCGGCTACCAAAAGCTGAGATAGGGGACGTGCGTGGATCATCCAACATCTCCATTTTCAACAGCACATGGGATGTACCGTTGTGGCAAACAAAATATCCTGTGTCATGGTCATAAGCAACCATCTCCACAGGGCTAGGCATGATCCATTTTGACCAGCCCGCAAGGCTCCTCTCGTTACCAGTATTGAAAAATTTGAATGTGTAGAGTGTCCTTGATCCGTCACCGAAAATACAAAGACTGTTGTTTGGGCTAGACGCTGCGATTGTCAGACCAGGGGGGATGTACTCAGGAACAATCCGAGTGTTTTCACTGACCACAGGACGGTTGTCTACAGAGTCCACCGCCATCTCATAGACCTTGGTGAACGTGTCAGCTTCGGTGCTGAACAAGATAGACACACCGGTCTCTAGAGGTTGGATTTCACTGCTATAGCTGTATTGAGCCAACTCTTTAATGCTGACAGTGGCGGGACCAAAGGCAACATCAGTGGTTGACAACAAGAACTGACTATTCTCTGCGAAAAGCAACAGACCTTTGGGTGTACCTAAAGCAGCCTTAAGTGAAGCAGGTTTAGTGCTACTTGCCGCCATATCAATAGGGTCAGCATCACTGACAGCAATAGCAGAACCGACAAAGAAGTTGAAATAGTCACCAGGTTGGGACATAATCACAGACTCGCTGGACAGGAAGCCCAAACGGTTCTGATAAAAGAACATGTCCTTGATTCGTTGACCCACAAATGAAGGTTCAGGGTTGCTGTTCTCATCACCTACTTCACGGGGAGCCCAATACAAAGACTCATCGAATTCAGACGTGAGAGGCCTGACAGTAAAGTCACCATTAGATTCACGAATCAATACGTGGGGCATAGTTGCCGGGTTGAGCTGCGTATCGATACCAGGTTTTGCACACTCTTCCCATGAGCCCTGTCCGGGAATATCACCAGCAGCTGGTTTGAACTTCACATAATAGTCATCAGCATCACTGTCCATCGAGTTACGGACAAGCAAGATCATGTCTGCTACACACTGGTTGGGCAGCAGACTTACATCGTTCACACTTCCTTTAATACCGTATAGAGCCTGATTAACAGTACCTCCACGGGTTTGGATATTGAAGTCTCTAGTATCTGACCTTGTGATGTGAATAACGTTGCCGACGGGAGTAGCTGTATAAGCACTCAGAGCACTAATAGAAGAGGTCAGACCAGAAACAATATCGCCAACACTTAGTGTTCCTGAGTTTGCATTGACAGGTGTAGTAAAGCTAGCTGTGGCTTCTGATGCGTATGCGTATCCGAAATCCTCCTCTTCGACTGTGATGGTATAGCCTTGACCATTCATTGTGACTGAAACACTGTCACCAACACGCCAGCCAGCGCCACCATTAGTAAGAGTTACTCGAGAGGAGTAGACAGACTTGTAGTTGTAGACAGGCGTAGGTTGAGCCTCACTAATTGCAGTTACTGTGTAAGTAGCTGTAGCACCACCAGAAGTATGTTGTCCTCCATCTCCGACAGCCCAGCCGGGAGTCTTTGATTGATATTGTGCAATCGTGACGGCTGATAAATCAAACCTATTCCCTGACTTAGTAGGGTCAAGCTTTTTATTGACACGGGCCTCTACACGCAATGTCAGATTGCCATTATCGACAGTTACATTGCTATACAAATAAGAGCCCGGTGCATAGTTGTCCGAACTGCCATGCAGACTTGTAAAGTAGATCTGCGGCGTTGGGATGTCGACTGAAACATTGCTGGGATACGGTTCACCTGGCTCTTCAGTAGTGACCAAAGTAGGAGAACAGTTAGTGGTCACAGTAAAGCCAAGGCCTACCTGACTACCTGAACCATTTTGAACAAAGGTTTGTGAACCTGCAGCTGCGCAGCTACTACCAGTAGGGTCCTCAAAAGAGCCAGGGCTGATGCTCAGCTTCCGAGCTTTGTAGACCTTTTCCTGGACAAGATTCTGTCCATCTTTTAGAAAGTCAACAACGTAAGTTGTGTTATATGCAACCTGGTTGACGACGACAAGAGCCTCAGCTGGTTTTTCTTCTACGGTGCTGTTCGACATAGTCACCAGCTTCTCTGTGTTACAGAGGAGGGTGTAGTCGTTAATCGTCAGAGGGTTGATGTTTTTAACGTCAGAGGCATCTAGATAAGCCCCTGCTGCGCTGTTGATTGTGACTGTTCGTTCAACTGCAGTATCAGCTTCCCAAACACGAATGTTGGTAGTACCGCTTGTGCGATAGATAGCGACAACATAACGCTCGTTTTGGTCACGGAAGATGTTGAACCACTTCGCTCCTGCAGGGACGTTGGTGGCCAGCTCTCCCACAAACTGTGTAGGCGGTCGTTTACGGCAGCCAAACGTAGGATCTAGAAGTACGTTTTCGGCCTCTTTTACTTGGCCGGGAAGTTTGAGTGGGTCGGGTTGTTGACTTACACCTCCCAGCAGGTTAGGTACAACTTGAGAAATGGCTGCCATTATCGTTAGCGATTAAATACGTTGACTGGTAGATATGCGGATCGCGAGTATTCAGAACCACCTTCGTAGTCCTGGAACATGGTGTAATCACCTTGCTGCGTATCGTATTCGAGTAACGTAGCGCGTGCGATGGTCTCTTCACGTTGACCAAATGTAACAGCCTCTTGAGAACCGACACTCCGTCCAGCAAAAACGTTGGCTGCACGAATTGTGATGTAGTTCTTGAATGCTTCAGGCAGCTCAGCAAAATCGAACAGCCAGGTTACATCTAAATCAACACTTTCGCTAAATGTGTACGAGTGCTTAACTCGATCATAAAGTTTGCCATTCCTGATGATGGTTTGCTTTGCTGAACCTGATTTAGTATCGAGTGTCAGAACATTGTCAGGAATGACAATCTCGTTAGTACTATTGGGGGTAAATGGGTAGTGTCGTTCTGTATTAAATTCCCAGCCTTCTGCCAACACAGCACGTGTGACTTCGTCCAGGATCTGTTCGGCCATCTCGACGAGAGGGTTACCTGACTCCAGATTTGTGACAGGAGCCTGACCGATATTTGAGATGATAGTGTTTACTGCAGCCAGTCGAGTAGCTTTTACAGTATTGGCCATTATTTTTCTAGGGAATGAGAAGCCCCGAGGGGCACAAAGGCCCCAGGGGATGTAAATCA